CGGGCTTCTGTACGAGGTCGATCTGCCGGACACCACGGTGGGCCGGGACTGCGCGGTGCTGGCCCAGCGCGGCGACCTGCGGTTCTCCTCGTTCGCTTTCCACGTCCTGGAGGACGAGTGGGGTTTGACGGCCAACGAGTTCCCGATGCGCACCCTGCGCAGCGTGCAGCTGGTGGATGTCGCCCCCGTGAACGACCCGGCCTACCTGGACACGTCCAGCGGGCTGCGCATGTTCGCGTCCGCGCGTGGCCTGGACCTGGCCGAGGTGCGCGCCGCCGCCGACCGTAACGATCTGCGCGCCCTACTGAAGAAGAACCTTGATGCCGCCCCAGTCGAGGACACCCCACAGACCCCCATCCCTGCGACGGACGAGATCCGCGCGGGGCTGGATGAGCGCCGCGCCCGGCTTCGGGCGTTGGCATTGGCCGCAGGCAGCGCGAACCGCACCTGACGGCCTGTTCACACAACCGATCCGTTTACCCCGTCGGAAAGGAAGAACCATGTCTGTCAAGAGCATTCTTGAGCAGCGGGCTTCGGCGTGGGAGCAGGCAAAGACCCTGCTTGATGCCGCCGAGTCCGAGAACCGCGCAATGAGCGCCGAGGAAGAGCAGTCGTTCGACGCGATCACCGCCGACATCGACCGGCTCGACGCGCAGCGCAAGAAGGTCGAGGAGTCCGAGCAGCGCGCGAAGGACGCCGCCGACGCGATGCAGCGTCTCAACCTCACCCCGGCGCCGGAGCAGCGCGGCGAGCCTGCCGTGGAGGAGCGGCTGCGGTCGTTCCTGCGTGGCGAGGCCCGCAGTTTCGACACTAATGAGGGCCTTGGTCCGGTCAACTTCCGCGACCTGACCAAGGGCAGCGCCACCGCCGGTGGCAACACGGTGCGCACGTCGTTCCGTGAGCAGTTGCTGGAGCACATGATCGAGTCGTCCGGCGTGCTGTCGGCCGGTCCGACGATCCTGAACACCGGCAACGGCGAGACGATCGAGGTGCCGGTGACCACCGCGCACTCTTCGGCCGCGCTCACCGCTGAAGGTGCCGCCATCTCCGAGTCGGACCCGGCGTTCGCCAAGCGGTCGCTGGGCGCCTATAAGTACGGCGTCATCGTGCAGGTCAGCCGCGAACTGGTGGACGACACCGCCGTGGACCTGCTCGGCTACCTGGCCCGTCAGGCCGGCCGCGCCTGCGGCAACGCGCTCGGTGCGCATCTGGTGACCGGCACGGGCTCTTCGCAGCCCGCCGGCATCGTTACCGGTGCCACCACGGGCGTCACGGGCGGCACGGGTGTCACGGGTGCGTTCACCGCTGACAACCTGATCGACCTCATGTTCAGTGTGATCGCGCCGTACCGCAACTCGCGGTCCTGCGCGTGGATCATGAAGGATTCCACGCTGGGTGCTGTCCGCAAGTTGAAGGACACCACCAACCAGTACCTGTGGCAGCCCAGTTTGCAGGTCGGTGTCCCCGACACGCTGCTTGGCAAGCCGATCTTCACCGATCCGAACGCTGCCGCGCCTGCGGTCAGCGCCAAGTCGGTTGTGTTCGGCGACATCAGCGCCTACTTCGTCCGGCTCGCCGGTGGGGTGCGCTTCGAGCGTTCCGATGAGTTCGCGTTCAACGCGGACCTGGTGACGTTCAAGGCCGTGGTGCGCGGTGACGGCATCCTCGCCGACCAGTCGGGCGCCTGCAAGCTGTTTGTTGGCGGCGCGAGCTGATCTGACATGCGGGTGGTTGGCGTGCCATTTGCGGTGCGCCAACCACCCGACATCACACACCCGTTCGATTCCATCAAGGGAGTTCCCCCGATGCGTGTTCAGATGACTGTGGCCGTGACCGGCACCCGTGACGGCCGGGATTGGCCGGGCAAGGGTGAGGCGGTTCACCTTCCCGACGCCGAGGCCCGCGACCTGATCGCCGCCGGTCTGGCCGTGGAGGTGGCGACCGCGCCACAGGCCGAGAAGGCCGCCAACCCGAAGCCGCGCACCGCGCGTGCGCCCAAGGCCGAGACCCGCTGACCGATGCCGACCAGTCATGCTGCCATCTACGACGCGGGCGCCGGGTGGTTCGACATGCCCGCCACCTATGACGCTGCCGCGCTGACGGTTGCCGTGGCCGCCATGACCGCTGTCACGCCACGCCAACCCGCCACGATGGGCAGGAGCTGACATGGCTTTCGATCTGGGCGATGTGGTCACCCTGTCCGTGACGGTGCGCGACGAGGCCGGGGCGCCGGCCAACGCGGGCGCAGTGACTGCCACTGTGACCGCGCCGGACGGCACTACCTCGGCGACGCCGGTCAGCAACCCGTCTGCGGGTGTTTACACCAGTGCCTACACCCCGGCGGCTGCTGGCGTGTACGGCTATCGGTTCGTTGCCACCGGGGTGAATGCGTGCGCGTTCTTCGACGGTTTCACGGTGGTGGAGACGGGTGTGCCGCTGCTTGGCCTGGCCGATGTTAAGGCGTTCCTGAACATGTCCAGCGACACCACGGATGAGGAGTTGCGGGCCACTATTTCGGCGGCGACGGCGCTGGCCGAGAAGTGGTGTGGGCGGGTGTTGCGGGCGCGTACGTGGACCGGGCGGATCGTAGCCACCGGGACGGGTGTGCTGCTGCTTCCCGAGCCGTCCGCGTTGAGCGTGACCACGGTGTCGCCGGTGGACGGCCAGACGGTGCCGGCGTGGACGCTGGACGCCACCGGCCAGATGATCTATCCGACCGACCCGGCCGACTCGTTCACGGGTTCGTTCGACGTGACGGCGCGGCTGGGGGTGTCCGGTGATGTGCTGGAGATCGCGCAGCAGGGTGTGCGGGAACTCATACGCCACATGTGGGCACCACAGCGGGGGTCGGCGCCCACCCCGATGCAGGCCGCTGACGGCGCCCGGCCCCCCGGCGCGGCGTACGCATTCCCCTACGTGGTGACCGAGAAACTTGAGCAGATCCGGGTGGCGTTCTGATGCCAGCGTCGATGTGGCCAGTTGTGGTCGATTCCCTGATCCGCATCTGGGGTGGGCTGGGTCTGGTCGGCCCTGACGGCGCCGCCACCGGGGTGCATGACGGCGCCCCGGTCGGCTGGGATCAGATGCTCAGCGGTGTCGCGGTGGGCGTGGACCAGGCCTACGACGACGGCAACTCGGGGCATTTCGAGCAGTCCTGGCGGGACGCCGGACCCGCGCCGTTCGCGGCGCGCGAGGAGACCGGTGAGGTCGTGTGCACGTTGTGGCGGCAGTCCGGCGATGACCTGATGGCGCCGCTGCGTGCCGCGGTGTTCGACGACCTGGAGTCGCTGTGGGATGCCATCGCCACGGTTTCCGTACTGGACCCGACCGGCAACCGGGTCACGGATGTGCATGTGTCGCGCGGTGATCCCGTGCAGCGGCGCACCACGGCCGGGTGTCTTGTCGAGTTGCCGTTCCGGGTGCGGTTCCGCGCCATTTTCTAACCACCGAAAGGAGGCGGGCACATGGCCCGTCAATTGACCAACATCTCGGGGCAGACCCGCACCGTTCAGGATTCGTCCGGTCGGTGGCATGTGATCGAGCCGGATGCCGTCTACACGGTGGACGACGCCGACCAGCGGTACTGGCAGACCGGGGAGCAGGGCGAAGAGCCGCTGTTCGCCGACGTGACAAGGAAGTCCACCAAGAAGGCTGAGGAGGCCAAGTAATGGCAATTGGATCAGGGCTTGGAAGCCAGATTGGTTTCTCAGCCGAGACGGCGTGGGGTACGCGCGTGGCCCCCTCGAAGTTCCTGCGGGGCAAGTCCTACAACCTGAACCGGGGGCAGAACCGGGTGCAGGGTGAGGGCATCCAGTCCGGTGTGCTCGGCCAGTTGGGCGCGCACTACGTGGAGACCACCGAGGGCGGTTCGGGCAGCATCTCGTTCGATGTGGCCCCGGTTGGCATCGGCGTGCTTCTCCAGGCGCTCACCGGTGGCACGTCCACATGTGTGCAGCAGGCGGCGACCACCGCGTGGCTGCAAACCCACACGCTGGGCGACCCGGTGAAGTCCCTCACGGTGCAGGCCGGTGTGCCGTATCGCGGCGGCACCGTCTACTGCGAGGAGCTGACCGGTGCGAAGGTGACGAGCGCTGAGTTCTCCTGCCAGGTGGGCGACATCCTTTCTTCAACGTTCAACTTCGATGCGAAGAAGTGGGACAACTCCCAGACGTTGGCCACGGCCAGTTACACCGCGCAGCCCGCGCTGCCGGTGTTCACCGGTAAGCACCTGACCGTGAAGACGGGCGCGTTTGGCGCTGAGGCTGCCGTTACCGGCATGGTTCGGGGCATGTCCCTGACGTGGACCAACGCGTTTGACACCGAGGACTACACCGCCGGTTCCACCGGGTTGAAGTCCGAGCAGATCCGTAACGGCGCGGTGACCATCACCGGCACGATCACTACCGACTGGGTGACCGGCGCGAAAACCACGTTCGAGGATTTGAAGGCCGCGAACACGTCTACCTCGCTGGCGATCGACTTCACCGGCCCGATCATCGCCGCGGCCAACGCGTGGAACCTCCAGTTCCAACTGCCGGGCGTGTTCTTCAACGGTGACGCACCGGCGATCCAAGGTCCCGATGTGGTGACCGTGGATTACGGGTTCGAGTGGAAATACGACGGCACGAACCTGCCGCTCATCAAACTGATGTCCACCGACGTGGCGCTGTAACCCCTGTTCGGCGGGTGGCGTTGCGGTTCTTCGGGTGTCCCGGCACGTCACCCGCCACCTTTCTTTTGCACTGGACACCCGCAATTCACCCGAAACTGAGGACACCTGATGGCGAAGTTTGAAATCAAGGACACCACCCAAGGCCCCTGGACGCTGGATCTCGGCGTGCTGATGATTCCCGAGGCGCTGGAGTTGAAACGGTACACGGGACTCGGCCCCCGGTCGTGGATCGACGAACTCGGCGAGGACGAGCCGTTGGCGGTTCGCTTCGCGTTCTACTTGGCGCGTAAACGCAACGGCGAGGATGTGCAGTTCGCCGACGTTGACGTGAACCTGTTCGACATGAGCCTCACGGTGGTGGAGGACGAGCCGGTGCTCAACCCTGACGCCGGGGTGACGGAGGAGACCGCCGGGGTGGTCCCTACTGGGCTGCCCACGGAGCCGACCGGGCAGGACCAGACCTAGAAACCGAGATCGCTGCGTACGGCCCGCTGCTGCTGGCCTGCTACGGGGTGACCGAGCAGCAGGTACGCGACACCTGGACGGTGGCGCAGTTCGAGCGATACTGCCGCTTTGCCAAGGACGTGTGGTTGACGCGAGGGAGGCCATAGAGAATGGCCGTCACCTACGACATCACGAGCACCGACATCAAGAATCTGGCGAAGGTGCTTCGCAAGGTCGATCCGGAACTGGCGAAGAATATGCGCCGGCGGGTGCGGGAGTCCGCGAAGCCGGTGATCACCGACATGCGCTCGCAGATCGGCGGCAACGCGATGACCGCCTACGGTGGGGGGCCGCACGCCTACGACGGCCCTGGCGGCGCGGGTGGGATCACCGCGAAGATGCAGCGCAACATCAGGTTGCGGGTGTCGGGCGGGCGGGTGCGGATCTATGTCCCGGCGGCCGGTTCCATCGGCAAGATCGCCGCGTCGATTGACGCCGGCAAAGCCTGGCGGCACCCGGTGATGGGCAACCGCAAGGCGTGGGTGTCGCAGACCGGTTCGGCGTCGGGCTGGTTCAGCGACACCGGCCGTAAGCATCTGCCGCAGATCCGCGAGAAGGTCCGCGAGGCGTTGGACGAAACCGCCCGCGACATTGCGGCAAGACTTTAGGAGAGGACACCCACACATGGCCGGGACGCAACTGTTCCTCGACATCATGGCCCGCGACCACGCGAGCGCGGTGTTCAACAAGGTGGCCAGCAGCGCCGACCACTTGAGCAAGCGCACCGACGCCGCAGGCAAAAGGTCGGTGGCGTTCGGTCGGGTCAGTCGTGCTGTGTTCGGCGGGCTAAGCGTCTACGGCGTCGGGATGTTCCTGCGTTCGTCGCTCAACGAGTATGCCGCGGCTGAGGCGGCGCAGTCGAAACTGGAGGGCGCCTACAAGCGCTTCCCGAAGGCGGCCAACGTCTCCATTGAGAGCCTGCGGGCGCTCAACCGGGAGATGATGCAGAATACCCGGTTCGACGATGACTCTGCCGCGGCGATGCAGGCCAACCTGATGCGGTTCCAGTTGACCGCAGGGCAGGTCCGCAACCTGACTCCGTTGATCGCGGACCTGGCGGAGGCCACCGGTACTGATCTGGTCACGGCTGGCTCGGCGTTCGGCAAGGCGACGCTGGGCAACACTCGCGCGCTCAAGGCGCTGGGCATCTCCTACACCGCCACGGGCAACCGGGCGAAGGACACCGCCGCCATCATCGACCTGTTGAACAAGAAGGTCGGTGGGGAGGCTGCCCGCGCCGGGACGACCACCGCGGCGAAGATGGCGATCCTCGCCAACCAGTACGGCGAGCTGAAGGAGACCGTCGGTAAGGCGGTGCTCCCGGCGTTCACGAAACTGGTGGAGGTCGCCGGTCCTGCGATCGCCGGTATCGCGGACGCGGTGGACCGCAATATGCCCGCGATTGAGCAGACGTTCGAGGATGTGTGGCGGGCGGCCGACAAGTTCGGCGGCGTCATCAAGGGCGTGTGGGATTCGTTCGCGTCCTTGCCGCCGGGGGTGCGGGACACGCTGCTGCTGCTGGGCGGGGCAACGGTCGCGTTCGGCAAGGTGAAGGGTTCCGCGCTCGGCCAGGGCATCTCTGGTGTGTTCTCAGGACTGAAAACGATCACCGCCGGTCATGTGACGGTGGTCGGTAAGTCGGTCACCGGCCCCGGTGCGCGGTCATTGCCGCCAGCCCGCGGGCCTGCGTCGACGGGCGGTGGCGTGGGCAAGGGTGCGTGGCTCGCTGGCGAGGGCGCCGGACTGGTGTCCATGCTGTCCTCTGCGGCCTTCGTCTCGGCCGTGACAGTGGCGGCGGGTGCGGCCTACTACAAGCTGATGGACCCGATGCCGAAACTGCGGCAGCAGGGCGGAAATCCGACCACTATGGCCGGATCGTACGGCTCGGATCGCACCATCCACACGTCGCGCCCACAGATCCGGCAGGACTGGGTTGACAAGCAGGCGGAGGTTTCCGCTGCCCGGTACGCCGCACAGTGGCGCACGGTCAAGGCCAGCATCAAGGATGCGACTGGGGCGTACACGCTTTTCGCCATGCAGGCCAAGGATAAGAAGTGGATCGACGACAAGCAGCCGCGCGCTATCGCCGCTGCCGCTGACCGCTATGAGGCGCTTGCTCGCGCGGTCAAAGCGGTGCCGGAGCGCAAGGCCACCAAGGTGTCCGCGCCGGGCGCCGAGGAGTCCCGTAACCGGGTCAAGGGTCTCGGCGGGGCGATAGGTTCGCTGCGCGGCAAGACAGTACCGGTCAAGGAGAACGGCGCCGCCTCCTCGATGGGTCGGGTCAAGGGTCTCGGCGGTTCGATAGGCGCGCTCAAGGGCAAGACGGTCAGGGTGGGCGTGGAGAATGCGCAAGCCGTGGCCGCATTGGCGCAGGTTACAAGCGCCCTTGCGCTGGTCCAGTCGAAGACGGTAACGGTGGCGGTCAACCGCGTTGACAGCGGCGTCCGCAAGGCCACGGGTGGTCACATCACCGGCCCCGGCACGGGGACCAGCGACAGCATCCCGCTGTGGGCGTCTAACGGCGAGTTTATGCAGCCCGCCGCGAGCGTCAGTCATTACGGCGTCTCGTTCATGGAGGCCGTGCGCACCCGCCGATTCCCGAAGCCGCAGGGCTACAAGACCGGCGGCAAGGTGAAGGCCGCCAAGCGCGACGCCCGCCGGCAGGAACGCCTTGCCGACTTCATCTCAGGCCAGGATCTGTCCGACCCGTCCGCCGACTGGTTCATGGGCCTGGAAAAGGTCGTGCAGAAGCGGTTCATGAAGCACCCCAAGGGCATCGGGCGGTTCGCCAGGATGGCCGGGGCGGTGCAGGACCGGCGCAACCTGCGCGACGCGCAACGCTCCTACGACCAGTCGACGCAGGCCCGCGGGCTGGCGGCAATGACCGCGCAGGATCGTAAGAATGAGCTGGCGTCGCGGGTCGCCGCCACGAACAAGGAACTGGCGAACACGAAAGGCCCGGCGGCGCGGGCACGGCTGCTCGCCAAATTGCAGGACCAGGAGGAGCAGCTCGCCGCGGCCACGGCTGATCTGGGCGACGCGCAGGCCGCGCAGGAGGAAGCAGCGAAGGCTGCCGCTGAGGCGCAGCGTGAACTGCTTGAGTCGCAGCAGGACGCCGCGCTGGACAAGGTGAACGCGCTGCGTGACGCCGTGGACGGTGCCGCCGGTTCCTACCGGTCGTTCGCTTCCATCGCCACAACCGCGGTCACGGACACCGCCGAGGCGCAGCAGAAACTGACCGACGCCACCGACGCCGTGTCAGCCGCACAGAAGAAGATGGACCTGGCCGGTAATGACCGTGAGCGGGCAGCCGCCGCCGCCGAACTCAACAAAGCGTTGCAGGATCAGGCGTCAGCGCAGCAAGGTGTGGCCGCCGCCGGTAAGCCGTCCACGGGCAGCATCCGCTCGAACATGGCCACCCGGTTGCAGAAACTGAAGGACTTCGGTTCGGCGGTCAAGTCGTTGAAGGCGCAAGGGCTGAACGCGACGACGCTGGCCGAGATCCTGCAAATGGGACCGGAGCAGGGCTACGACTTCGCGAAGGCGCTGCTGGATGGCGGCCTGGCGGACATCAACGCGTTGCAGAACGAGATCACCTCGCAGTCCGCTGACCTCGGCTACCAGCAGTACGGTGCCGATGCGGCGTCAGCGATGCTGACCGGCACGGCTGCGGCCACCGCCGCAGGGCTGGTCGCAAACGGCATTGTGATGTCGCCGGCGCCGGTCACGGTGAGCATCGACGGCGTGGCCATCGCCAATGCGCTGATCGCCTACAGCCGCCAGAACGGCGGCAGCATCCCCGGATTGACATCGTGAGCGGAAAAGTGTCGTTCCCGGTCATTGTCGAGGTCGGGTTCGGTGCTGGGCCGATGGACGACCCGGTGACCTGGACCGACGTTTCCGATTACGTGCAGCGCGGCAAGACGATCACCTGCTCACGCGGGTTCGACGTGGAGACCACCGAGCCGACACCGGGGCGCGGGCAGTTGCGCTTCAAGAACGACGACGGCCGGTTCACGCCGGGCGAGACGGGTGCGTTCGGGCTGGTGCGTAACCGGCTGCCGATCCGCATTTCGGCGCGGGTGGGGACCGGCACCGGCAACCCGCTGGTGTACGACGACGCGCTCGGCTGGTACGACATGGCCGGCGCCACCTACGACGACGCCGAGATCGGCACGCTGGTTCTGTGGACCGGGCTTATCGAAAAGTTGTCGATGGGCTTCGAGGAGGGCTACCGGCCGGTGGTCGACGCCACCCTGGTGGACCGTTGGGCCAGGTTTAGGAAGCGTGTTCTCACCGGGGAGCTGATCTCCACGGTGGTGGAGCGGTTGGCCCCTGACCAGTTCTGGCGGTTGACGGATCTGCCCGGTTCCGGCCGGTTCGAGGATTCCATGCCCGGCGGCTGGTCGCTGACCCCGGTGTCGAAGAACCTGCCGACGTGGGGCGGCGGAACCAATCCGGGCGGCAGTTCGCTGCCGGCGGTGATGTCGGACGCGTCAGGGGTAACGCTGTCGTCGGGGGCGAAAACCAACCCGGCGGATCGTTCCGCGCTGACCATCTCCATGTTAGTGAAGGCGTCAGCCACCAGCCAGGCGTCGCTGTCGCTGACCAGTTCGGCCTCGGCTGCGGCAGTGTCGCTGGTCGCGGACCTCGACTATTCGTCGGCGTTCGCCGACTGGTTCATCGGCGCGGCGTCCAGCAAGTCGATCACGGCGGGGTCGGTGTGGCGCCACTACGCGATGACGGTGACGCTGGACGGTTCGCGGCACCCCACGGTGACCGCCTACCTAGATGGGCAGGCCGGTACCCCCGATGTGGGGGTGGACACGCTTCCCAACCCGTGGCTTCCCGGCATGACAGCGAAACTGAGCACAACAGGGCCGGGGACGGTTCAGGTCGCCTACGCGGCGGTCTGGTCGCGGGCGCTGTCCGCAGCCGAGATCGCAGGCATGGCCGCCGCCGGGGTCGGTGCGTTGGGCGCCACCGGGGACACAGCCGACGTACGCGCCGACCTGATCGCCGCGCTGTGGCCCACCCCGGTACTGACCACCGCCGGCACGTTCACCGCCACCATGAGCAAACAGGCGATCGACGGGGTGTCGCAGGCCGACCTGCTGCTGGCGTGCGCCACGGCTGAAGCGGGCACGGTGTCCATCGCCCGCGACGGTTGGCCGCTGCTCACCAGCCGCGGCTACCGCACCGAGGCGGCGTTGACCGCCACCATCCCCGCCAAGGTGCTGTCGAAGGCCGCGCAGTGGGAGTTGGACGACGCGCAGATCTGGAACGCCGTGCAGGTGGACCGGATGGCGCTGGCCGAGACGGTCACCACCGTGAACCGCCGCGACGAGGCGAGCATCGCCACCTACGACGAGGTGACCCGCAGTTTTCAGCTGTGGCTGGATTCGGATGTGCAGGCGGTCGACCGGGCCAACACCGAGGCGGTCATGTGGTCGCAGACCGTTCCCCGGTCGCGTACTTTCGCCGTGGACGTGGCCACCTGCCAGGCGGCGCTGTCGCAGGCCGACGTGCTGGCCATCGATGTCGGGTCACGGATCGTGATATCCGGTCTGCCCGCCACCGCGCCGGACCAGTCGGCGGCCGGTTGGTATGTGGATGCGGTGGAGGACTCGATTGGTATGGACACGTGGATGCGCACGTTCACTGTGTCCCCGGCCATTGACTTCCTGGTTTTGGATGATGCCACGTTCGGTGGCCTGGACGAGTTCCCGCTCGGGTAGAGGAGACACCTGATGCCGTACACCGGTAGCCCGCCGTCGTTCACCGCTGGGGAGAAGACGGGGGTGGCGGCGAAACTCAACCAGTTGCGCGACGCGATCCGCGGCTTCACCGACCCGTGGACGGCGTACACGCCGACGTTGACCGCTTCGACGACGAACCCGACGGGGTGGACGACGACCGGCTACTACTGCCAGGTCGGCAAGTTGGTGGTCTGCAAGTTCAGGGTGATGGCCGGGGCGTCAATGACCACCGGGACGGGTACCTACCGGGTTGCGTTGCCGGTGGCGGCGAACACGTCGTCCGTGCCTGATGTCGATGCGGGCATCGTTGTCGGGTACGACGCCTCGCCGGGGAACTTCGCCATGTTCAACGCGTACGTCACCAACGCTTCATACGTTCAGTTCGGGTATGCGGCGACCCACCTGGGGGCGTTCACGGCGGTGGGGAACGCGTCTCCGTGGACGTGGGCCAACACCGACTTCATCCGCGGCACCCTCACCTACGAAGCGGCCTAGGAGGCTCTAGATGGCAACCAACTACCCGTCGTCGCTGGATGCGTTGACCAACCCGACCGCCGGTGACGCGCTCACCTCGCCGTCGCACGCCGCGCAGCACGCCAACGTCAATGATGCGGTGGAGGCTGTGCAGGCCGAGTTGGGGACGTTGCCGAAGGGTAGCGCCGCGAGTGTGAAGGCCCGTTTGGAGGGTGTCGAGAACGGGTCGCGGCTGACGTTGACGTCGCTGCTCACCACCAAGGGCGACCTGTTGGCCCGTGACGGGTCGGGGGCGGTGCGGCTGCCGGTCGGCACGGACGGTCAGGTGCTGGTCGCGGATGCGGCGGCGTCCGCCGGGGTGAAGTGGTCACCGTCCCCCATCGCCAGCAACGGCGCGGTGCACCTGTCGGGCACGGGTGCCCCGGAGGGGCAGGTAGCCGCCCCGGTCGGCTCGACCTACATGCAGACCGATTCGGTGGTGGACAAGCGCGGGGTTCTGACCTGGTTGAAGGTCAGCGGCACGTCCACGACTGGCTGGGAGCCTGACGCGAACTTCGACACCGGATCGCTAGACGTTCTACATCTGAAGCATGCTTCCGCCGCCGTAACACTCACAGTGAGCCGGATGAAACTGCGGCGTAAAGGGTCACTCATCACATTCGACGTGTCATGGATAGACGCTCAGACGAACCCTCATCGGCAGCCGCTCATGGTGATCCCGTCAGGGTTCCGGCCTGCCGCTGGTGGGTTCTTTGCCGTCCCATATGACTCGTCCACTTCGGTGATCCGAAACGTCCACGTAGGCGTAAGCCTCATCGAGTATGGCGGGCCAACCCAAGCCTCCACGTTCCACGCCACGTTGACCTGGGATACCTACGACCCGCCCCCAGCCGCAAAGCCCTAACTAAAGGAGACAACCTCAATGTCGTACAACTCAATCGCCGCCGCCGCCCTGGACGCCGACCTGAAGCAGCGGGTCGCCGCCTGCTTCGCCCAGGAGACCGACGGCCCCGACCAGCCCGAAGCACTGGCCGCGCTGCACATGTGGCGGATCGTCGCGAACGGCACCATCGCCGACGCCTACGCCTACGCGGTCAACTCCAACAACCCCCGACCGGGCCACGATGAGGCGGTGGTGACCGACGCGGCGATCCTGGCTGCGGTCGACGCCATCGTCAACCCCGCCCCGGTCGAAGGAGAGTAGATGTACGCCGACCGCGACGCGGAGGCTGCCGCACGCGACAACGCCGACAACTGGACGCTGCTGTGACGTTCCGCGACGGGATCGGGGTTGACGACCTCACCTG